CGTGAATCCTGTACTGGCAGTTGTTTATATTCTTTTTGTTGTACCGATCTTTCTGGGGTGATCCAAATGACCGAGGCTTGCGATACTTACCGTGACTCTTTATACTGCCATCTGAGTAGCAGGTTACCTTAGTTCCGTTTACTGTTATATCCTTTGATTCTTCTGTAGTGATCATAGTTCCTCCGTGTTGATGATTAGTGCGCTGCTGTTGTACAAGTACCCAGTGCGCTTAGTTATTATTTGTACTGCATTGAAGTCCGTAGTCCAAGGCATCTCACGATCCTCGAACCCGAAGTCATAGTCATCCCGAATTAGCTTAGATATATTCCAAGCGTACAGCAGGTGCTGGAATCCGTTCACATAAACGAAGTCCTTCTTTACTGATTCAGCGATACCTATATTGGTATCAACCTTTAACTGCTCGATTATCCAGGGGTCATATGCCTTACGGCGTACCTTAATCTCAACCAGATAATCAATGCTCTCGTAATCAAAAGGACTGAACTCGTCCTCGGCTTTGGTCAGCTTGTGCATCCGTGGGAATGCTGCCATTATGTACTGTGCTACTTCTTCCTCCGTCATTGTCCGAACCTCCCTGTGCAGTGATAGAATTTAAATAACCCACCGATATCACGTTCACCTTCACGGTTCTTAGCAATCTCATAGGTTAAACGAGTGAACGCCCCTCGGCTATCTACGTCCTTTGAGGACTCGACATCACCGCTTGACGGATACATAAGCAGAACAATATCAGCATCATTCTCAATGTCCCCGGAATCCTTTAGGTCATACAACTTGAGTCGGCCAGCCTTGGCTCCCTCTCGGTTGACTTGTGCCAGTAGGATAACAGCTATATTGAGATCAATAGCCATCTGCTTAATCTTGTGAGAGATACTAGCGATGCCCTCAGCCTTACCCATCCTAGAGGAGAATGGAATAAGTTGCAGGTAATCAATCACCAGTAGCTTTACTCCGTGCTTCTGTACGAACTGACGTGTCTGACTGTACAGATCATCGGCATTCTTAACAGCGTGAGAAGTATAGATAGGTAATGTCTTAAGCTGGTTGATGGTATTGTGGACTCGCTTCTCCTGCTCCGGGCTAGCTGTCTGATCCTCAACACTGCGTAAGTTCACACCTGAGATAACCTGCGTCAGTCGCTTCGTGAGCTGCTTCTGCGGCATCTCCAATGAGAACACCCCGCAGGCGTGACCATCCTTTACAACGGACTGAGAGACGATGTACATAGCAAGTGCTGACTTACCACAGGAGGTAGGTGCAGCCACTGTCAGTACCTCACCAGCAGCGATGCCTCGGTTACCGAACTCACGATCCAGATTATTGGTGTGAGTCTTGACAACGTCAGCCTCGTACTCACCAGCCTGCATCTTGGCGATGTCAGCCAGTAGCTCTTCAGCGGAGAAACCTATGTCAGCCTTACCTTGGGTGAGGAGTGGACGCTCGGTTATCTCAGCCTCAAGGGTGCTGCGAATCTCGTCGTAGGACTTGGTTTCATTCTCAACCTCCTCAACAGCGAGTCGGCAGGACTTCATTATCTCACGAAGTCTTGCCTTCTCTGCTACTATATTGGCGTAGAACTTAGCTGAGGTGGTGCTGGTGACGCTGTCAGTGACTGACAGTATACCTGCTATGCCCCCGACCTCATCAAGCCCTTGTAGGGTCTTCAGGTGCTCTGAGATTGATACCTCATCAATTGGCTGACTTAGCTGTGCAAGGTCACCAATGGTCTGGTAAAGTAATCTAAAGCGTAATAAGTAAAAATCCTCTGGCTCAAGCAGGGGACGAACCATATCATATATGGATGTGTCACCTGGCAGTAAGCAGGATGCAATTAGTTTTTCCTCAGCTTCAGCACTATGTGGCTGATTGTGTATTTGTAGATTCAGGTCGTTCATTTTCAAGTAATTCTACCAGAGAACGAAGGACCTGTCCAAGGGACTTATGTGCTACACGGTTTCCTTCCGGGATTCTATAACCATCAATTGTGTTATAGATCGAGAGGGATACTTCGGCTGCTTCTTTTATTTTAGTCATTTCGTTACGGCGTGTTTCGGTTATATTATCAATCATAAGAGTTACTTGCCCCCTACGGGATTGTAAGGGGCAAGCATCTTAGCACAAGGACTTACTCGGATTCAGCTCTTTCGAGCATCCCTATGGCTATCAACGAGTAGCCAATTAGGTCGCGGAATATGTCCTTGGATTGGTCGCCATTGGTAACTACCTTTAGCTGACCATCGTTACAGAAAGCCTTCGCTCTCTGGAATTTGTCCTGCATTCGAATGCAAACACCAGTCAATGGATGAACGCCGAACTCGGAGGAGCCGTCAAAGTTTGCGAAGGGGTTATCGCAGCTTTCGCCTCCTGTGTAATCCGTGTTCTTGTGGGCAGTCATTTCCAATATGGAAACAACTTCCTCTTGGCGGAATGTTTCCCACCAGGTCTTATCGAATGAGGACATTCTTAGAATGGGGCTTCGTCATTGGTTGGCGCACTTGCAGCTTTAGGGGCAGAGCCTGCACCATCCACTGGGTTCACCGCTAGGGACAGGAAGTTAGTACCACTCTTGGCTGTCTTCTTCCAGCCCTTGAGGTAGTACTCCTTGCCCTCGACGTTAATCTTCCCGCTGTAGTCAGGATGATTTGGTTTTTCTTTACGGTCATTGACGAAGAATGTACCGGAGTTAGTGTTATCGTATTGTGACATAATCTTTACTTTCGTTATTGGTTATTAGTTTAGTTATTATTACTGACTTCCTTATCCAGCTTTACGGCCTTCAATGATGTGTCAGGAAATTTGATTTCTACCTCAAGGTATTCAATCAAGGCATCCACCTTCTGTGATAGCTTCTTGTTTCTGTCCTCAAGGTACAAGTTTGATCGGCGAAGTTCTGCCAGGTCATCTTTGATGCCAGCAAAGGTCTCATCGTAGTGCTTGTCCAGTACTTGGATAGTTGAGATAAGGTCGAGTAGTTCGTGATGTAGGTTCATATTAGAATTGGGTTACTTGTTTTTTAGTTGCGGATTTTCCGTGGTCATTAGTAGCATCGGGATCCTTGGTGTCGTCAATAGCAAAGAGTCCATTGAGTGCATATTTTCTGGCGTAGGATGAAGCGGAGCCAGTAATCTGGGCATCGTCCATTCCCTTCTTTGTCTCAGCCTCACGAGCGAATCCACTTACGTTGATAGTATAATCATCCTCACTCGATGTAGATGCTAAGGTGGCTGTAGCTTTTACATATACTCGACCGCCTACCTCGACGATGTCATCGCTGATGGCTAGTGTGCAAGTATACTGGGCTAGTAAGGGTTTCAGTGCAGTAAGGATGTCCTCGCAGGAGCGGTAGCGATACCCTCCGAATTTGTTGGTCTGTCCTTTAGGTGCTTTAAGCTCCGTCTGGATACCTTGTAGTTTTTGGTGTATGTTCATTGTACTTTCTTTTGTTTTGGTGTTACTCATATTTAGTTTTGGTTAGTTTACGGAACAGCTCTTTACGCTGCTTTTGATTTTTGCAGGAAGCAAGATCATCATCACTTGCTCCTAGGTCTTTTAACTCTGTTACTTGTTCGGACGCTGTCAAGCTATTTCCAAACTTTCTTGTAAGTTGTGTAAGTCCTACGGGATGAAGGACATCCAGTGTTTCTTGCTCCAGATATGCAGCCATTGCCTCCAGAGTATTTGGTAAATCTTCCTTCTGACCCTTGCACATCTTGAGATAAAAGTTCTCAACCTTACCAAGTAGACTGTTAGCCTGGCGTGAGATTACACCTCGTACCATTCCGTTCTGGTGATCGTGATCCAGTACCCAGTCATCTGTTTTGATATCTAGGATAGGACAGGAGATTGGCTTGTTGCCCTCCCGGAACTCCTTTATTTGATTCTGTGATAGGTATGTCATAAGTATGCTGATTGTGTTATTATTAATCCGGATGCAGTTCCGAGTGAAGCTCCGAGACAGTAAGTTAATCTAGTTTTCCACTCACCAAATGCAATCCTCTTTATGTTGAATGTCCACACCAAGCTGATAAGAAACCCAACAATGATAGCCTCAAAGAACTTTTGATGCGCAACCTGCCAAGTGTTAATTACTACCAGCATAACCTGGGTGTAAGCGTATAGGAATGTTCTAGTCATCTGCTCCAATCTCACAGGATTCACCACAGGCCGATCCTGTATCTAGGAATACGTCGTAGTTTGCGTCCGAGAACATTTGCGTCTGGTCAATATCTCGGTACGGCTCGAAGTCTAACTTCTGTGCCATATCCAAGAGGTCTTTAGTACTTGTGTATTTTCTAAAGATTTTGTGTTCACCATCCCTGTCCTTGTCGCCTTCTCTCACTATCTGATACTTCTCTTCCATCCTTAATGGGAAGTCAAAAACTGAAGGGTCTTCCTTTGCTATCGTGAGTAGCTTCCGCAT